CTTGCTTTCTGCGAAACGTGTTCCATGATATGTGAGTAGAACGTACCCATAACTTGTGGCGAAGTCATGACAAGTGGTGTCTTCATAAACGCCATGTGTATACGGATGTGTATATCGTGATCTTGCTCTGGGAACGTATTTAAGATCTCGCCCATCAAAGCACGGGCATTCTCAATGGCGGGGTCAAGTGGCTGCGGCTGCGGAGGTGGGGGTAGTATCTCGTCGATATTCTGGACTTCGAGCGCCTGATACATCCTACGATATGCCGAGTGCAGATTGTGCAACTGAGGGTTAGATTGCGCAAGCTGCAACTGAGTCTGAGCCAACGTAACACGCTGCGCCATTGAGAATATATTCGGATCGCTGACAGGAATGACATCCACGCGGTTGTCAAAGTCCTCCGCCTTAATCATACGGTTACCGCCCTCAACATCATACGGGTACTCTGGGGGTAAGTTATCTCTGAAGATCCGTGCTAATACGCGGAACTCCTGCCGTTGCGAATAGTGCAACCGCTTGTGTATCGCTGACATAACTTTCATGCCGCGCTCTAGCATAGCCACTGTAGTGCCCACAGGAGCCGCTGTGTTGCCGTCTCCCGTTTGTTGGTCTGCTAGTGAAACAAAACGTCTTCCGCCCTCTATGAGTGCTCCTAGAAGCTGTGCGAGGGTTCCTGATGGTTCTTTGTACGGTAGCGGTATAATCGCATCCCGTATATTGCCGCCCGGTGCATCTATGTCCCGCCACTCACCCGGTTGTAATGGCTCGTCATCATTGCGAACCCTTACGCCCCTAGCCTTGAATCCTGCCGGGAGGTTAGCAAGTGTACCCGCATCGATTAACTGTCGAAGGATACTCGTTGCCGCACGACCAAGACCACCAATCATGTGGATCAGACCAAAGCCATAAAAGCCCAGACCTGGCATAAACTTATAGTGTACGAAGTATTGTGTCTTTTTCGCTAACCCTGTGCCCTCTTCAAAGTTACGGCGGATACCAAGAATCTGTCCTGACCCCTCGTCAATCGTAACAATGTAAGGAAGTGCGATCCCTGTTGGCTCTCCGTTTGGACCCATGTCCTCAAAACCCTCAATGTCTAGATCGACATGCATTTCAAGAATCGTATAGATCTCATCGGTATATGTGCGAGACGTACCTTGTATCTCGTCTACCTTTTGACGAACCTCGCTTTCGTCCTCATCATACTTGCTTAACTCTACTTCCCTGTAGAATCCTGCGATTTGCATCTTGCGAACTTCATTCGCATCCATGCGAAGAACATGCGTAACACGAGAAGCAGTCGCCAGATCCGATGCAGCATAAGGTACAACCAGATCCTGCGCCGGAATGAATTTAGATACAGCCCTTTGTTTCGCTTCGTCAAAATAAACTTTCTTAAATGTAGAACCAGACAACGGTAAATAGAATAGCAATTGATCCATGTCTGGATCAAACTCTTCCATGACCTCCATGATCTGGTAGTTCATGAAGTTCTTTACACGACTAGCTTGTTCTTCTCTTTCTGCGTCTTGTAAACCCAAGACTTGTGTCTTTACTGGACCACCAGATGGTAATAGTTCTTTGTAAGCCTGTGCTTGAAACTGTGTGACACTCTCTGCAATCAGCGGGTGCGTGACCCCAGAAGCCCCTTCAAACGGCTGACTACGCTCTTCATGCTTGACACCAAGCTGATCCAAACCTTTTGTATACGTCTCTTCCCACTCAGAACGAGATTCCAAATCTTCTTCGTAAGATCCACGAAGATCCGACGAAAGTTCCCCAAGATACCCATCATCTAATAACTCCGCTAAGTTTGCGTTATGCGGAACCTCTGGTTCTTGTTCCGCGCCCATAATCGCTTCAGCCAAGGCTTGCACCATTGCGCCACCCTGACCGTCTGGTATGACCTCTGCCCCTCCATCAAAGGTTTCAGGCTGTGGTACTGACACATCTACCGATGCATCTGTCGGTAACATGTCTTCAGGTCTTATTCCTGTATCTACAATCGGTGGCAATGCCATTAGTAATACTCCCGTTTAGGACGGTACTCGTCGTGTTCATCGTTTTCTCCTTGCAGAGATATAAACCCGCCCTGCCGAAAACGCATTAGTGCTAACGTCATACTATCACAAAAGTCATCATGATCGCCATTAGGAAATGAAACTACTTCTTCTATAACTTCGTCAGCAAATTTTTTGTCTATTGGTGCCCATACTACACCTGCTTCGAACAATGGTGCAACCATGTGCATTCTGGTTATTTTATCCTTACCTTTGCCAGGTGAAAAGCCAAGTGCCGGAATACCGCGTAGCCGCAACTCGTCAATGAGCGGTGTACCCGTCGCTTTCGCTTCGACCACAACCATGTCTGGCTCCCAGTATTCGTGTTCTTCATACGCCACCTCTTTAAGTTCAGGAAAATTCCACCGCCCTCGCCGTGCGTCCATCAAAATCAGATTATCTGCCCCACCTTCGTCTGGTTCAAACACGCCCCATGTCGTAATCGCGCTGTAATCGGCGGATTCTTTCTTGGAAAACGCCGTATCGTAGGACTGTATGATGTATTTTACAGGGGGAATCTCTTCTTTTTCCCACGGTTGCCACCAATCCCGCTTGATAATCGCGGAATCTGAGCTTGTCGGTGTTTGTTGCCACTGTGCGTTCCATTTTTGTACAGGCAACGACGCTTTGATAGACAACAATGCGTCTTTTTCCCAGAACTCAGGCCACAATGGTTCGTCTGAGGGCATAATTGCAGGAAATTCTACGACTTCCCACTGATCCGCCATGATATCACTGCCCTGCGCAGCTAACAAACGGCCTGTTAAGTCCTTTTTTCCCCATCGAGTCATAACAATTATGATTGCACCACCCGGTTGGAGACGCTGACGGGGGCCAGAAGTGTACCATTCATACGCATTGTCGAATGCGCTCTCGCTCAGAGCGTCCTGTTCCGAGTGAGGGTCGTCAATGACAAACAAGTCCGCACCACGACCAGTAACCGCAGCCCCAACACCCGCCGCAAAATACTCACCACCTTTGTCGGTTTGCCATTTTCCCGCTCCCTTGTTGTCTTCTTTCAGATTAGTATCAGGAAAGATGTCTTTATATTGTGGATCGTCTATAAGGTCTCGAACCTTACGTCCAAAACGTACCGCCAGTTCTGTATTGTGCGTGGCCTGAATGATCTTGAGCTTCGGATTGCGACCCAAAAACCATGCAGGCATCAAAAAACTTGCAAATTCAGACTTAGAATGACGCGGTGGCATGTTGATAATCAACCGTTTCAACTTACCCTGCGCCACCTGTTCAAGCTTTTCCGCTATAATTCGGTGGTGCCTACCCTCAATAAAGTTCTCATACACATGATGAGCAAACGGCATGAACTTGTCCGAGGCTTGTTCCCTCAAATCAAGCCGTTTCTTGGCCTCTGTTAAAGCCAGAATTTCCTTTAAGGCTTCTTCTGGTAAGGTTTGTAAGTTCATGCGCTACGTGTTGTTGGTCTCACCCGACGTGTTGAAGTTACAGTCTTGCGACGTTGACCCGGACTTGCCCGTCCAACATTACCCGCCAAGCCTGTGTAAGCTCTTGTTCCCGCTCCCGCTCGTTGACGAGCCGAAGAAACCGTCTTCTGGCACATCGGGCCACTTGCTGTTTGGATCATCGTATACCCTTCAGGACACTCAGTAATCGTGTTTCCATCCTTATCTGTTGTGGTAATCGGTGGAACCAAGACATCCATTGGGTCAACAACATCCTCTTCTTCTTCTTCTAACTCAACGACCTCTTCGTCATCCTCTGGAGGCTGATCGGTTGTAATCAACGTAGTAACATTAGTATCCGTGGTAGTATCTACATCGGTTTTCGTGTCATCTGTCGTATCGTCCGTTGTGTCATCTGTCGTATCGTCCGCTATTTCAACCTCAGTGTTCTCAAGTGTCTCTGCTTCGGCTGTCGTATCGTCCGTTGTGTCATCTGTCGTATCGTCCGCTATTTCGACTTCCGTTGTGTCATCCAAGCCTAATTCTAATTGCTGATCGGTGTCAGTGTCATCTGCTATTTCAACAACCTCTGCTACGTCTGTGCCTGTGCCTAAATTCGTCCCTTCAGTTGCTGCCTCCTCACGTAAAGTAGTTGTTTGGTCATCAATAGCTGTCGTAGTCTCATCAAAAACTTGAATCGCATTATCAAGATCGTCATTGACATCAACCTCCGCTTGAGCACCTGTATTATTATTAATCAAGGTAGTAGTTCCATCCGCGTTAGGAATAACCTGAATGTTACTTCCACCGCCAATACCTGTGACCTCATCTGTTAACGCACCTGATTTAGGTGCAGCGGGTATATTTACTGGAATAGTCTCAGAACCAACTCTTCTGGTTCCTGCATTAGCAACCATCTGCCCTAGTTCATCCATTGTAAGACCTGTTGAGTCCTGTAAATTATTCAGAACATTCTGATCTACACCACCTGTTGTAGCAACTAAGTCGTTAATAATTTCTTGTGCAGCCATTGCTTCCATGGCTGTTCCTTCTCCTACATCCCCGACGTTACTAATTCCGGCCTCTGCCATTGACTCTGCGGCTTCTTTATATGCTGACTGTACACCTGGAGGACTTTGTGCAGGCTGACCCACTGTCGCGCCTGTTGGGACAAAGGTGTTTGGATCAACTGTTTTGCCCATGTCTAACGTAGTAGCGGCAACATTTGGAGTCGAACTTATACCTTGACCAAGCCCACCTTGAACCCCTTGAGCCGGAACGCCTGCAAGTAAATCTGTATTCAAACCTGTGCCTACATTAAACGCCAAGTTCGTACCAACCTGCTCTCCGCTCTCGGTCAAACCGCCAGAGATTCCTGCGCCACCAAGTTTAAACGGAGCCTGAACAACCGCAGGTGCTTTACCAAGTACACCTGGGATTCCTGTGTAACCTAGCCCAAGAGCTAGAGCCGCGTCCCCTGCACCCGCAATCGGACCTGCTGTAACCAAGGAAATTTCAGTAGCCGCATCTCGCATCGCTTGCTCCGCTAATGCAGTATCGCCACCGTACTTCTTATCCGCTAGTGCCTGCACATCTACCGTGCCATCCGAGATAGCCTGCGTAATTCTGTTTTGTGCTTCCGTATTTGAGCTTGCCGCACCTTCCGCTGCGGATGCTCCGAACACTAGCCCTAATCCTTTTTTCGCCAAGCCGCCTAATAAAACATCACCAACAACGTCATAAAGATCCTCACCGCCTCGAACAATCAACGCAGGGATATCCGTGGTAATAGCTTCACCACTTACAGACTTAACATTTCCTGTGAAAATATCTTTAAAAGTAGTATTTGGATCCACTGTCGCATACTTTTCTACACGCTCTTGCATCTGTGGCGACATTAAGTCTCCAACTTGATCTCCATAACCTGTAATCGTAGAAACAGCGGGAGCTACAAAGTCGGATACAGTTGTAACCTGATTTGCAGCAGCAGCTTGAGCAGCATTTTGATCACGAATCGCCGCAGCAGCTTGAGCCAATGCAGGATCAACCTGCCCTGGACCAAAGCCCTGATTACTTAAAATAGGGTCATAACCAAGATAAGGTGCGTTTGGCCCTGTAGGACTAAAGGCACCTGTTACATTTTCAATGACTTCATCTGCGTATAAACCAAGACCTTGAAGACCTTGAGCCACTGGCCCCGTTAAAAATCCTGACCCCGCTGAAGCACCAAGGTCATTGATAAACTGACCAAGCCTTTCCCCTGGAGTGTCTACCTCTCCATAACCTATGATGTTCTGATACAAGGCACCCGGTTCCGAATCCGAATCCGAACCCGTTGCGGCACTTCCTGTATACTTAGCTACTTCGTCCGCTAATCCCGCCTCTGTAAAACCGGCAACGGTTTCGCCACCACCTGTCGGAGGCATCAAGGCCGCTATATTATCGTCCGTAAGAGTATTACCTTCAATCAGATTTAATGTAGCAATCGCTTCGTCTAGTCCAACATTTCCCGCACCGATACCCGCTGTAAGATTGAGCAACGCCTCTGTAGTGTCGTTGGCTCCAACAGAGGTGTTCGTACCTCCACCATAAAATTCATTACCAACTTGACCCACGGTGTTCGGACCACTGCCATCTAATCCTGTTAGATAATCTGCGCTAGATTGTAAGACATCCTGACCAGACTCATACCCAATTCGTGGATTCGTGTCTGTCCCCGTACCACTAGGTGATACTGTGGATGTAAGGCCTATGCCCGTCCCAGTAGGTGATACAATCTGATCGCCCCTCGGATCGAGGGCATCTGGGCCTCCTCCGGCAGGCAAAGCACCAAGATTAAATGTCCCAGGACCACCAGTCGCTATAACGCTTTCAATAGGTGCAGCAGGCAAAGCACCAGGGGTAAAGGTGCCCGGACCGCCAGTAGGTGTAAACGTATAATTAGGGGCAGCGTCTATCGCTTCCGTCGCTAACTTCTCAATCTCTTCCATAGTTAAAACAGGTGTGCCATCTAGCGTCGTAGTCGTAACCTCGGGTATGTCCAAATCCCCAGGTTGCGCCACAGCAGGTTCAGCAGCAAGTTCCGTCGTGTACAGTTTTCCATTGAAGGTAAATGTCTCGTTACCCGCCGCTCGGTTTTCCGCAAACGCCTCGTCAAATGTCTGTGTCGCAGCAGGGGTATAAGTATAGGTGTTTGTGGCTGCATCAAATCCCGCAGAATCTACATCCGTATCCTTAAACGTATCTGTTATGCTGCCAACAAAGTCCGAAGATCCACCCGCCGCAGCTACCTCGTCAGGAAACATCTCCTCTATGTCTTTCGATACATTCTTCCCAAACGTCGGTCCTTGGCTGTTGTCCTTCGGATCAATGCTGTAATCTCGTCCAAGGGCATTCGTCCCCTCTATCTGCTTAACAGCGTACCAGTTTCCATTTTCATCCTGCGCTACAGTTCCAACTTTTGCCGCTGCTGAAGCAGATAACTGAGTCCCGCTGTTATTATTATTATTATTATTAGAGGTCGTAGTGGTAGATGTCGTACTCCCACCCCCACCAGTATACGTCCCACTCCTGTCGTTAACTAACGCATTTAACTCCGCACCGTTGGTCTCCCACGGGTTGTCACTCGACGCATAGATCTCGTTAATACGGTCTTGGTTGGTCTGGGTATTATTATTATTATTGTTATTACCACCGCCGCCGCCGTTGTCATTGCCGCCGCCGCCGCCGTTATCATCATCACACCCAAACGCTGCGCAGTTCCAAAACTTATAACGATCAACTATGCTAAACATATCAGTTCTCCAAACGGTAGTTTGTACCTACCATACTATATCCGCGCTTTTTCATCAAACGATCAAATGCTTCCATGTTTACACCCGTGCTAATCCCAATCCGAAGTTCCTCAACACCCTTGGCTTTAGCCCAGTTCTCAAATGCATCCAACAACCGTACCCCGATCATCGTCCCTCTAAACTCTGGTAAAACAAACCACGCAATGTCACTCGCTACAATCTGATCACTAAAATAATACTTGCTAACGTATCCACCAATCATACCACAAGGCTTATCCCCCTGCATGGCTATAATCCCTATACGATCAGGATCATCCATGTAACGCTTGAAAGTCTCTAACAAACGAGGCTTGCTAAACTTTAAATGTGAATAAGACCCCTCCTCATGCATCATCTGACCTAAATCACACAATGCAGGGAAATCCTCGTTGGTAATTTCCCGATACTCTGTCTCAACCTTTTTTAGCACGATACAAACTCTCTATTCCACCAGGGGTCGAATACCTCTTGATGTTTCCTAAACCCGGAATGCCCGTCCCACTCAACGGACTCATCCGACCACTCCTACGTGTCCGAGTAAGAGGAGGTGGTGCCTTCAAAGGCAAAGGCTTCGGATTCAAAAACTCCTCAATGCCCTTGCTAATCGCAGCCATCCCCCGCTTATCTGCTACCTGCGGTACAAGACCCGTGGGCCGTGGTTCAGGTTTCGTCTGAACTTCCTTCCCACTCATAACTTCCGCAGCGTACTTCTTTGCATCCCCAGATACCGTGCCCTTGTTCACGTTCCCCGGACCACCGTTATACGCCATCAATGCCTTGTTATAATCGCCGTCGTACTCTTTTACCAACGCACCCAAATACTCCGCACCAAACCGCAAATTGTCAATCGGATCATTCCGATCCTTGATCGGCGTTACACCATACCCAGGATCTATAGCCGTCTCAGCCATAATCTGCGTATACCCAATCTCACCCGCAGATCCCTTTGCATTAGGGTTCCAACTGCTTTCCTTCGCAATCAATCTATTAAATATCTCTGGATCCACGCCGTACCGCTTCGCCATCTCCGCAGCTACCCGCCTGTGCCTGTTGTTCTCGGACATCCGTTCTCGCTCCTTGGTTGTGAAAGTACTTTACAACAAACTGAAATGAAAATACACCCGCGATTTTTTCTGGGGGCTAGGGAACCTAGTTGTTGTTTACTTGTTGCCCAATGGAGATACCCCCGAATGAATTTACAATACTAATATTATAGACTGTATTGTGTGCTACGCACTCATTATATAGGGGGGATCCCCTCGCCGCGTTGCAGCATTTGCGCCGCAATGCGGCACAGTAACCCCTAGCTTGCTGCATTGCAGCAATCCCTGGGATACACTGGTCGCGGTTCTCGGTTCGATTGATCCCAAAAATAATTTAATAAAATGTAAAATAATTGTTGTTTGGTTGTTGACATTCTGTTGGATTAGTATAACTTGTTACTTGTAACAAGCGTTACAGTTTAACCAGAAAGGAAAACAAAATGACTAAACAAAAGACATTAGGTGAGATTGCAGCAATCGAAGCTCAAATCAAATCACTTACAAAAGAGCGTAATGAGTTACGCGAGAAAGCAATCATTAAAGGTTGGGCAATGTGGACGTTCACAGTTCGCCAGACAGCGCCATCACTAGCATGGTGGAAGCAACACCGACCTGCGACTTGGGAGAAGTACACAACTGATACCCAAGTGAAAAAGTTCACATTAGTTTAACCAAAATAAACACTTGTAGCCCGTCAACAATCGGGCTACAATCAAACTGTTCAATTAGAAAGGAAAGAACAAAATGCCTAGAACATCATTTGGAAAAACCCGCTCACAGGATAAACCATACGCAACTTATGCGAACAGCCAAGGTTGGGTGTGGAAAGTTCTCAAAACCTACAAGCATTCAAGCGCCGAGGTAAACGATCCATACGCTCGATGGTTCGTCGCAGCTACATCACCTATGATGTATGGTGGGGAATATGAGATGGGAGATACCTATGCCCGAGAGATCACACAGTTCGGGCAACTTGTAGACGCCGACCCAGAATGGCGAGACGAATACAAGGTCTAAGCATATCAGAGATGAGCCAAGCAATTGGCTCATCCGTGATGCGCTTAGCATCGATTAACCAGAAAGGAAGTACAATGGGAAATAGAGCAACAATAGAGGTAAGGGATCAACATGAGTCCGCGCCATGCTATGTCTACATACACTGGTGTGGGTCTCCCGACCAAGTGATTGAGGTAGTAGTGAAAGCTGCGCCAGACATGCGCCGGAGCGATTGCCAATATGCAATGGCTCGATTGATCGGAACTTATCACGAAGAATTAGCAGGTGGTCTTTCGCTAGGTGTAACCGACTTCAAAGAAGACGGAGACAACGGGCACTACGTCGTCGATATGTCAAAAGGTAAGATCACAAACGACAACGAACTAATTGCCAAAGATATAGAGTTCGGACAGTTCTAATGTTCCACGCTATCCAAACTTTGATTAGTTGGATCCAGGGCAGACCCACGTCTGCCCTCGATGATCTACTAGGCGGGATTGCTTTATTCGTAATCCTATTCGTTGGGTTCTTTTTACTATATGGCGCAGCTGTAATGTAATACTAATCCCTGGCCCAGGGTTACCGGGCATTTCCTTTCGATAGCCCTGGGACCGCAAGGTCGCAGGGCTTTTGAATATATAAACACAAGGCCGCAGGGCCGCAGAGTCGCAGGAATAAAAATATATTTTACTTGTTGTTTACTTGTGGTCGGTGTATAATCGGACTGTTAACTAGTAAGGAATTAAAAATGAAATCAGCTATCATTTACAACGGGCAGAGCTTATTGGATGGTAAACCAATTGTAGTTATTGCCACCTACTCAAACCGTAACACGAAGACTGGCAAGGTAGTCCAGACTTATATATTGCGCGAAGATATAAATCCATTGGAAGCGTCGAAGACTGGCGAAGATTATTCTATATGTGGCGAGTGTCCAATGCGTGGCGAAGTTACAACGGATCCAGAACGCAAGCAAGCCAAGGGTCGCAAGTGTTATGTCAATCTCGGTCAAGGTGTCTTGATTGTTTGGAAAGCATACAAGCGCGGCGTCTACCAAGTAGGCGACGCGGCAACAATGGGTCGCGGTCGTTTCGTTCGCGTCGGTACATACGGCGACCCTGCCGCCGTTCCGTCTCATGTTTGGGATAACCTTTTATCCGAGTGCGAAACGTGGACAGCGTACACTCACCAAAAACCTTGGCGACCAGATATAGCAATGCAGTCCGCCGATAGTCACACCGAAGCATTGATGCATTGGAAAGCAGGTCGTCGGACGTTCCGAGTTGTCGCGGATCTAGGACAAATCGACAAAGCAAACGAAGCACTTTGTCCTGCATCCAAGGAAGCAGGGCGACGGGTACAATGTACCGCCTGCAAACTATGCAAGGGATCGAGCCTTGCGAAATCAATTGCCATAGTTGAGCACTAAAAACCGGGCAGCTGCGGCTGCCCTTTTTACTTGCCCCACGGGGCAAGCATCCATATAATAAATATACTAGGCCGCAGAGTCGCAGGGCCGCAGGGCCGCAGAGATCCGGCGCTCTAACCTGGGCCGCAGGGCGCAGAACAAAGACGCAGGATCCTTGAACCGAGAACCTTGAGCCGCAGAGACTCCGCCCTTGATCAAATCAGCCCCCTGATCACCGTCAAATAAAATTATATCGCGCTCCTTGAGGCTCTTTACCAAGATAAAATTTGATCCACCTCGTGCCCAATAT